GAGAGGATATAATATTCTCTTTTGGAATTACAATTACTCTGCGAAACTCATCATCAACCAAATCGCCAGCTAATACTATTTTGGTTTTGTCCTCTCTAATAACAAACCCTACACTGGAAATAACAGCAACTTCAAACTCCTCATCTTTGTCACATTGAGTGATGAACATATTACTATCCCTCCAAGTTATTATTCTTGATTTCATCTTATTCTTTAGGTAGGGAGGATCTGCCTCCTTTCTTTCCATTTTCACGACTAGATTTTGCTTTTTTTGTGGTTTTAATTGAACCCATTGATACTGCTTTTCTATTTTTTTTACTGCAAATGTGCTTTACCCATTGATGATTTGGATAATGGCTATCGTGTGTGAAGTCAAATTCCAATTCCCCACTAGCACCATTACCAGCTTTAACTATTAAAGTTCCCTTAGTGCCGTCCTTATCGCATTTTTGGCAAGCGTGTGGTCCATAATAAACTAACTTCTCGTCTGTTTCTTTCATAATTTTTAGGGTTTTTTAATAATAATGTTTTCCCTTAGTGTATTATATGCTAGCGTTAGGTTTATTGCAAGTTATATATCTTTAGGGTTAGTGTCTAGGGATGCGAGGAGTCTTTCACATAAATCATTTAGAGTTTCGTGCCGTTTTCCTTCTATTCTTATTTCAGGGCAAATTACTTTTCCCTCGCCATTTGTTATTCTTTCAGTTTCAATTATAAATCTTTGTTCCCAAGTTTCACTTGCACGTCCACTAAATCTTTCAAAACCACCCTGCATAGTTATTTTGAATAGATTTTTATCGCCACCATACCAACCCAGGTTATAGCCCCATGCAAGTAGTTTCTCAAATCCTACTAAATTATATGGTTCGTATTTCATATATTTTTATCTGTTAATGGTTTATCTAGGGAGGCGAGGATGTCGTCTAGGGCTTGGTTTCTAAAATTATCTTCGCAAGGATATTCTTCGCTTAGCTTTCTTGCTTTATCTTCATCGGACCAACGAACCCACTTACCACCTGTCGGGCTATCCCAAACAGAACAATGACAGGCATACTCAAACTCTTTTTCACCTTTTTTATATTCCACCTCAAGTTTGTTATCTTGTATATCCATTTCACCCATAAAACACAGTGAACACATAAACGGAACGCTGGAATATCCACCCATTTCATTTGGTGTTGGGTTGTGTTGATATAATCTTGGCTCAGAAAACTCAATACCTCTTTTCATTCCTTCAAGAATACCCCTCACCCTCTTCCTATCTTCTGCTAGGGCTTGGTGGATTGATTCGGTAACAAACTCCTTAAAACATTCTTCTTGGAAGTTTGATATAAAGCAAGGATATGATTGGTGTGTTTGTGGTGCAAAACTATCTTCAACTGCTATAAATGTCTCATCAAATTCCTCTAATATTTTTTCTGTGTGGGTCATATCTATTCCTCTTGCGAGCTGTTAGTTAATAATCCCCCTATAAATGTCTTTGTTTCTTCTGACTCTTGTATTCGTTTTATTGTTTCTTCGTGGGTCATATTATTTAATTATTATATCGCATCTTTTTACACGACCATCCCACGCATTTCTAATTGGTATACCACCCTTATCCCTGCAAATCTGAAACTCTATCGGCTCTGCATAAGTAGCAATTGGTAATTCTACCCAGTCAAAAGGGTCTGACATTATCCAGCCAATAAAACCAACCAAAGCATACGCAATAAAGATAAATGAGATAATCCCAATTATAGCTACTGATATCATTTTTATTACTTCTTTCATGTCTATTTAGCTATTGGTTTATTCTATTATTTTTCTTATTTCTCTGTACTTCTTCCCGTCTTCTACCAACTCAACATCTTCTTGTCTTATTTGATACATAAACTTTCTTTTGTCGTTATCCAAAACCGTCTTCATTATCTCGTGAGCCTTTATAAGAAAGTTCATTTGTTCTTTCTTCATTTTATATAATTCCTCCCTAAGTTCCCTTATTTCTTCCTTGTATTTTGAATTAAACATATTTAGTTATTTAAATCTGCGTACTTTTTCACCAACTTCATGCAGTTATCGAGTGCTATGCTGTGAGTCTTTCCTTGTCCTACATACATTTCTCCCTCAAACTCGCACACGGCACGTTTGTTCTTGCTATTTTTTATAGGCACGATTGCCATAGTGAGTTTTATTCCTCTTTGTAATCTCCACCGCTTGTAGTTTCCGATTGTTACTTCTGGTTTTTTCATGATAATTTTGCGTATATTCTTGTTTGTAATGCTTTCAATGCTCTTGCGTTTGCTTTTGAATACGCTTTGTAGAGTGTCATCTTTCCTCCGTCTTCTGTTACCTTCCACTTTCTGTCAATGTCTTTTTCTGTTTTCTTTTCTTCACTCTCTTTTTCTATGAGGTAAAAGATTGCTTCGAGCTTTTCAAGTCGTGCTAGCTCTAGCGTTACGTCTATATCAAAGAAAGAGAGGTTGTCGTAATACTTTTCTGTCTGTTCCTTGCTAAAGGTGTCTTCTCGTATTTCTTTGTACAGGTCGAGTAGTTTCATAGGGTGTCAAGTTCTTTGAGTTGGAAAAGTTGGTTTGTCTGTATTCGGCTTCCAGTCATTCAACTCTAAATAAAGGACTCCCTTGTCTTTACTCTTTTTCAGATCTACATTCACCCATCCTTTTTCGTTCTTGTATTTCTTGAGAAACTCTATCGCACTGTCTACTTCAAAACTTAATCTACCTTTTATAAAATCAGGTGAGCCTTCTCTTGGTTTTTCAAATCTCATCCCTTCTGCGAATACTTTTTGTTTGTCCATGGTTTAAAAACTGAGGTCATCATCTTGTAATGTTTTTCCACTTGCACTGTTCGCGTCATCGTCTGTTGCTTCCAAGGCGAGCATACTCTGTAAAGCGTACCTTCTGTAGTACGTTATGACAGACCCTGTTTCTTGGGCTGTTTTGCCCTCTGGTAGCACGCATGTCTCAACAATTGCATCTACACCGTCTGCATCCATAATCGACGTTTTAAGGGCAATTCTGCCCGTTTCATGGGTGGTCAGGGATTGCATGAGGATAAGTCCGTGCTTATTTAAGATTGGTTTCACTTCTGCGAGTACTGCGTTGATGTCGAAGTACTTTGATTTGAAGAAGGGGTTTGTACTATCTCTTTTTATTGCTCCGGTTTCTTCTTGGCACAAAAGTAGTTTTTGTCGTAGTGAATTAGTAGTCATAGGTTGTGGTTAATATTTCTTCTAGTGTAATAACTCGTCTTGTAAACTCTGGGTCTGTTTGTAAGTCTGTGAAGTAATCTTCTTTTTCACAGTATCTGGCGGTGCGAGCTTCCATCTGTCTGATGATTGATTTTTGATGTGCGGTGTATTGCATATTAGTCTTCTCTTACATCTTTGCCTTGTAATATATCTCCGTCTTCTGAATCGTACTGAAAGCTATCTTCGATAAATGTTTTTATCATGAGAAGCATTGCATCGTCAGACATTGTGTCTGTGAGAGCGTATCTGCGAGCGACTACTGTTTCGTCTTTGTCGTTTACTGATTCTAGGAATATTTGCATATTAGTTTGTGATAGCCATTAAAAGAACAGTGAAGATATACATTGATGTGGTGATTGCGAGAACGTGTAGTGTTGTTTTCATAAAGTTGTGGCTATCGCCTTCCCTCGCTTATCAGTAAGGGGAGGCGACAACCGATAAGCTGGTTGCTAATAAGTTGTCGTGACGTACGGGTTACTCAGTCTGAACCAAGTAATCGCTTGTCTTTTTAGAGTATATACCCTGTTGAGAATGATGTCAATGTCATGTGTGGATAACTTTATTTCTTCTTCATAAAAAACTTTCCGTGCTTTTTACTTTTACAATAGATTAGCTTCCCGTCTAATGACTTATATATTTTATTACAACAAAAGGGACACTTATCAACTCGGAGAGCTTCCCATTGAGGAGGGAGTAAAGTCATTTCATATTTGATTGTGAATCGCTCAAGGTATTTTTGTATGTTTATTTCCATAAGTCTAACCTTTAAAGAACTATTGTATTGATACTAATTAGATTTATATAGTTTAAAACTTTATTACGAAAGATTGAGTTGTTACAGCCCCCCTACCCCCACAGTCTTATACAAGAAAGTAAGTTATGTTTTATTTTAGCGAAGTGCTACAAACAAAACATCGGTAAGAGAGTTGTGGACTTCATTACGATGAGTCTCGGTGTCTGTTTTAGGCGACACGCCACAACGGTTACTGGTTTATATTAAAGTCGCTCCAGTTAAACCCCCCAGCGACTAAGAAACAAAAAAAACACACTATTGGAGGAGCGATTATGTGCATTAAGTCACATTGAGCTTTCGCTCACTCCCCCAAGACTGTGTTCTTTCCTAAATTATCTTAATGTAATTTAACCTCTGTAATTATACCAACCCTGCAACGGCTTGCAAATCACACACCTGTGGATAGCTTATTTGTATATTCAATTATCTTTGCGTCAATTACTTAACTGGGAAAAGTTTGTCCATTTAAGATATTGAGGAGTTTTTCATATACTTCGTTGTAGTTTATTTTGAGTGTTCCAACCATCAATATTCCCTTTCTTTTTTCCAAACCAACAAACCACTTCATTCCTTTTATTTGGAGCACTCGTGAAGCCCAATAACTTTCGTTGTGGTGTAGTTTAAAATGACACCCATTGCATAGATTTATAAGATTTTCAAAATCGTATCGAAGTGCCAAACTCTTACTCTTATGAACGTGGTGATGTGCCACTTGAGTTCTGCCTCCACACAACAAACAGACAGGCTTGAATTTTACTAAAATAGGACTCAGTAATTTGTCGCAGTCTTTTTGATTGTGTTGTCTCTTTACTTTTTTCATACGCTAAAAACAAAGAATCTTTTGCACATGGTGATTCGTTTTTAATCGAAAGAAGTCTCCTGATGTCGTTCTCACATAGATTGCGTTGTTGCACTTCTCGACAGACGTTACTGTTGAACACTCTTTTGCGTGCAATAGAATCCAGTCTCCTTTTTTGATTTGTTTGTTATTGAGCCACTCCGTCTTCATCCCATAATAATACAACAAAAAAGCCCACACGACTGTGGACAATTTCTGTTAGGTTATGGTTGAACCGACTTGAGTGTTTGTTTTACAAAACTGTGTATAAGAAAATAGCAACGCATTTATTATAATATATAATGTGCCTATGAGGTACTTATCAACATTTAGTGGAATTGGCGGTTTTGAATTAGGAATACAATTAGCTTATGAAAATATACAATGTAGCGAGAGGTTTCAACAGGGGAGGGTGGATAGAAACGGAGACTTGCCCAACACTGGGGAGTCATGCTTGGCAGCACAACCACTTTGTATTGGTTACTCCGAAATCGACAAGTACGCCAGTTCCATTTATCAATCACACTTCCCCACACACCACAACTATGGAAACATCACCACTATCATCGCAGAAGACCTCCCCGACTTTGACCTCCTTGTCGGAGGCTTCCCTTGCCAGTCTTTTAGCATCGCTGGAAAGCGGGGTGGCTTTGACGACACCGGAGGGACAATGTTCTTTGAACTTGCGAGAATACTGCGAGCAAAACAACCTCGACTATTCTGCTTTGAAAACGTTAAAGGACTTCTCAGCCACGACAAGGGGAACACTTTCAAAACTATCATCTCCACGCTTGATGAGCTGGGGTATGACCTCCAATGGCAAGTGCTTAACAGCAAAAATCACGGAGTCCCACAGAACAGGGAACGAGTGTTCATTATCGGACATCTTAGAGGAACACGTAGACCCGAAGTATTTCCTTTCACGGGAAGTTGTGGAAAAGATATTGTCCAACTCAACCAACCTACCCACTCAAACGACAGGGTCTATGGAACAGACGGTGTAAGCCATACACTTAACACTATGCAGGGAGGGAATAGACAGCCGTTTATACAGAATCCAAAGATGATGAATTACAAGAAAGACTACGAAAACAGTGTGGCAATTACAGCTACGAGCTACAAGGAGCCACCTGTAGTAAATGGTATCCGCAGACTAACTCCAACCGAATGTGCTCGCCTACAAGGATTCCCTGATGACTGGCACAAGATACAGGGAATATCAGACACACAGGCATACAAGTGTTATGGTAACGCAGTTACCGTCAATGTTATAGAAGCAATTATGGAAAAGTTATTAAGACAATAGACACCATTACAGTGCCTATTGGGAATCTTAATCACCCCCTCAAAAAGTAAAAGAAAGGAAGAACAGCATGAAAGCACAGAACAACAAAAAGTGAAACATATTGTCGTGGTCGTTTTTCATTGTCTCCTCACTAGTAACTTACGTTGAGCGAGTTTTCTGCAACACGGGCAAGGTGACGATACAAACTTGTTTTTTTCTCCCCCAAGTATCGGTTTTTTTATGACACGGCACACACAAAGTACGGCCATTTGAAACCTCCAAGCGTAATTCAGGATAATCGCAAAATCTTTTTATGTGGTCTGCGTTAAGGGTTCCTCCCCTTTTAAAACACAAGACACAGGTGTGATTATCTCTAATGAAAACTGCGGTTCGCCATTTTTGATACTTACAGCTTTTCCGTATTTTTTCACTTAGCTTTGTTAATCCTCCTTTCCAATTATGGTGGTTACATCCTGTTGGTAACTTTCTGTCTCTGACCCAGTTAAGATTTTTAGGTTTTAGTGAATTGTAAAATCTAACTCTGGCGTTGCAAAATTCTCTATTCTTTGCCCTAAAGTCAAACGTGCCCTTATTGACACAATCCTTGCACCAAGACGCTCGTGCTTTTGATGGTCTATCTGTCCTAATTCGAAAATTAACCAAACAGAGTTCTTTTTTACACTTGGTGCAAACCTTTTTCATCTAAACATAATACAACATCTTTGTTGATTACCCAATGCGGGGGACAGCAACCATAAAGTAATCAGGGTCTAACCAAAACATGTTCAGTACATCCGCTATTTGTGGAGCAGTGAGATTTGAAAAAAGCAGGTGATACGCTTCGTGCTTGTTGCGTGGTACTTCCGAGATGTTTCTAGGCTCATTTAAGCCGCCCAAACTTCTGCATTTTCTATGGTGCTTATCTGTCGCTCTCCTCTTCCTCATCTTCCGATACCTCTGGATGAAGTGAGACGGCTTGCTCGTGAGTCAAGTCAAGAGCGAATTGGTCTTTGGTATGCACAGGATGAGTCCCGTGATACGCGTACACTGCCTTACAGCAGGGACACGTTACATAAATAAAGCCACGCTCGTCTGTCTTCTCCCATTGGACTGTCATATTGCCTCCGTGTGTAAATGTGCGTTCTGACCTTAATTATACTCCTCCAATAAAAAAAGAGAGATAGTTATCCCCCTTTTCTTATCCAACTCTCTCATCTTGTGGGACAAGAGGTCACCCGTCTTTCAACGGGCAAGTAGACCACATAAGACATTTTCCCTTAAGGAGGTTTGTAACTAAAAAATTAATTGCGAAGTCTTCGTTTTGCATTTGTTCTATTGAAATATGTGGGTGCCAACAAATATTTATTTGGCTTAACCCATGTGAGGGACCGTAACTTTGAGTACGCTTACACCAGTAGTCTTTATCGCCGACAGCATTTTTCTTGTATCTACTTTCACGGCTTATTATTTGCTTTGCTTGTTTTATCACAACTTCATTACCTTGAGCAAGTTTTTCTATTTTCCCGTTAATCCTCTCTATATCCGTCATAACAGGTAAATTCGCCACCACGGGCGTTTTTGGGGCTTCTACGGGCGTTGTAGGGGCGTGCACTTGTGTAGTTATCGGCAGAGTAACTTGTGAGTTTACTGCAATAACAAATGAAAGAAGGTATATAAGTATAGTGAATACATAGCGGGCTTTCCGAGTTTCTCCTTGTGGGTATAGTCCGACGAAGACTAGAGACAAGTGTGCTATTTCTGTGTGTTGTCAGTTGTCCAGAGTCTCAAAAAGTTCACCAATACAGATGACAGTGCCACGATAAACGGAGTCCATACTCCAAAATCAAGACCGTCTGACATTGTTGGAATCCACACTATCAAAGCACCTGCGAGAGCTACGCCAAGTCCTTTGACTAAACTTTTAAATTCTGGAGAACCAAATTCAAATGATTTCATATATTGTCTTGCGACACCTTTATTATACTACAAAAGTAAAAGGGCAAGTAATAACCTGCCCTTTGTTTTACTCCGTCAAATGTGCACGGTAATTCCCGTCAGCGAGCAGTTCCATTGACACACCACCCTGAGCAGGAGGCTTGTAGCCAGCTTCGTATGCGTAGCTTCCGTACCAACCCAAGAAGGCTTGTGAAACAACAGTCCACTGCTTCATGAATAGAAGCCGACAATTAATCGGGTCTTCCACGATTGCTGTTTCGGATTCTGCAATGCAGTCATGCGTATGACCTGACACAAAGAAGTGAACCATGCCTGTCCAACCTTTCGGGCGTGAAGCCATGTTCATCTTTCCACCCTTGGTTTGTGAGTTCCCAAAACCGTGGAAGACATAGAAAGTCCACTTGTAGGTGTTAGCCATAATTGTCATGGTAACTGGTCCGTTAAAATACGGGACCTTGAGTCGTTCTGCAAGAATCTGAGCAACATCAATACCTGTCTTTTTCTTTGTTCTCGCTTCGTGGTTTCCAGGGGTCGAAACAAGTATCTTGTGGGCAATCGTTGAAAGGATTTCTGTTATCCTATCAAGCTGAGTCATGGGTGCGTGAGCTTGGTCGTACATCATTCCACGACCATCATCAATCGCATTTTCCATAATATCGCCACCAAGAATTGCATACACGTTTGGTGTTTCACGAATCCATTTCACATATCCAAGAAACTTATCAAAATTGTGAGTTTGGTGTCCGTAATGAATATCAAACAGTGGTGCAATGATAACCTTTTCTTTGAACTTTGGAAGGTTCACCAAAAGATAGGGTTGTTCGTTCCCATGACTGTCTTTGCCAACGTGGTGTACAAACGTCTTTGGAAGAAGTTTGATGCCCGCGGGGGGCTTTGACAGCAGGATGTACACAAGCTCGTGGTATGTGTTTCTTTGTTCAAACAAAACCAAACCTTTGTACTTTGCCTTGAGGAGTGTGTCCCAATCTTCAAACCTTTCCTGAACCTCCTTAAGGGTACGACCCTGTGTCAGATACTTTTGAAACGCACTCGTGTTGTTCCCGGTTTTCTTATTCACAAAATCCCCCATTTTCAAATTTCTTCGGTAGCACCATTTACGGAGAGAGTCTCCATTAAATTGCTTTCCGTACTTCTGGTTTACCAGTTCCGCTATCTGTGTCCACCCCTTATCAAAATTACTTTGAATGTACTGTTCCATATGTAATTATACCAATAAAAAACAGCACAAGGCTGTTTATATAAACTCATTATGCGTTTCACAAAAATTTGGGTCGTCTTCACAAGTGCAGACTTTTTTTCTGTTGTGCGTTTCCTCCCAATCCTTTTCGTCAAACTCGCTTGAGTTGTAGTCCATTTCTTATAAAAGATACCTCTGTATTGTCCTTTAAATATGTGCCCTTGATAATATAGTTATCCACAGTTTTCCCCTGTACAACCTTGACTCTTTTTCTGCATCATTTGAGCAATCATTTGTTGGTAGAGCACAATGAGCTGTCTTAGTAGTTCCATCTTCTCCCCATCTTTGTTTTGCAAAGGGATGAACGGGACATCTGTTTTCTTCGGAGGGTACACAGTCTTCCTTGCCCAGTCATCTGGGAGGAGGTTGCCGTAACATTCTGTTGTTAGCTGGAGTCCACGGTGAGGAAAGATGTTTTGCTTCGGTATTGAAATTGTTGTGCCCTTTTTTACTTTGAGCATATATGCGTTCTGCTCGATAATGTTGAGGGCGAGTACACGCAAGGTGTCCTTCTGTGCGTCTGTCGGAAGTCCTGTAGAGAAGTTTCCTGCGAGGCAGATAGACACGGTGTCCTTGTTGTGTCCTTTCTGTGCGGCTGTTTCTTCTCCGACAAACCTACACTGTGTCCATTCGCCATTCTTCCAGATGATGATGTTGTAGCCTACCCAGAGGTCAGGTCGCATTTCTGAAGGCAAATCAATCCACCGTGACTTATGCCACGCGTTGATACTTTGGAGGGTGTCGAAGTTTCCTGCGGTGTGATGTACCGCTATGTTTGTTATTTTCATTTCTTCTTTGGTTCCACTACAGGCTCTACTACAGGCTCTGCAAGGAGGGTAGCAACAAGGTCATTGAACGCTGCCACTTCTTCTCCCTTGAGAGAAACTCTACTCATAAAAACTGAAAAGTTCTTCTTTCGTTCTTCGTTAAGCATTTGTTTTATGTTACTTGTAAGAGGTAATTATACCGTATGTGGTGCAATTTCCCCGTTGATAACTACATAAAGGCGAAGAAGCCACTGTTGCCAGTGGGTGCTGCCGCCACCATTGTCCAAGTTCCACTCGATGTAAAAGTGTGAATTGTATCAGCTCCTGAAGTAGTGATAGTTCCTCCAGTTGAAGATGTAGATACTCCTGTGCTTCCGTCTGTTGGGTAAGAGATTATGACAATACCTGAACCACCTGCACTTATAACAATTCCATCCCAGCCCGCACCACCACCACCCGTGTTCGCTGTACCATTTCCACCACCACTGCTTGCTCCCCCTCCAGCTCCGCCAACGCCACCTGTGTACCCACCACCCCCACCAGCATAAGTAACAGAGGCACCAGTTATTGAATTAGCTGTACCAGCACCTCCATTACCACCAGCACCACCCGTGCCGTTTGCCCCAACTGCAGTAGCACCTCCTCCGCCAGCACCACCAGATGAACTGCCACCCCCCGAACCTCCTGCATTACCCTGACTTCCAGTTCCTCCACCCCCAGAACCACCTGTTCCAGCATCTCCACCCCCAGAACCACCGTTACGACCCTCTCCAGCCCCAGTTCCACCACCACCACCCCCACCATTTGCTGTAATTGTACTAAAAGTAGAAGCTACTCCGTCTGAACCAGCCCCACCACCAGAACCCGCTCCACCAGCTCCGACAACAATAGAGTATGCCTGTGCTGTTACAGTAAAGGTTGCGTCGTATTGGTATCCACCACCACCACCTCCAGCTCCTCCAGTTTGACCTCCCCCTCCGCCTCCTCCACCTATTGCTAATACTTTTGCTGTAGCCATATTATTTCATTGCAATAATTACCAGTAACACTGTCCACAGTATCATCACAGGTACTCCTATCAGCATTTCTAAATGCCAATACGAAGAGAAGTTTATTTTTTTAAGTAGTTTTTTCATAGTATTAATCAAGCTTGCCCTTGAGGAAGTAGATTGTCGCAGTTGCCGCTCCCAACACTCCAAAGAACTTAAGTGTTTTTATAAACAAATCCCACAGCCAGTTCGTGTTAATATAGGCAAGTTTCATTGGCTCTACACCCTCTTTCCATTTCCTGTCTTCTTCTTTCCACGCCTTATCAATTTCTATGTAGTCGTCAAAGCTATTTCTCATAGCGTCAATTTTTCCATTAACGGTTACTTGTATAACGCTTTTAATTAATTCTGATATGTGTGTCACTTCCTCTGGTTTCATTTCGTATGTATTATGCCACGATTAGATTAAGCCTCCAAAGCAGACGCTATACAATCCCATTTTGTATCAGCGACATTATACTTAAATCCGACATATAAAGTTTTACTAATAACAGTTGTCGTTGGTAACGTCACTCCTATAGCTCTAAATACTGCGTTCCAAGTCAAAGCACGGGCTGTAGCATTGTCTTTAATTCTTATCACTAGGGTATTTCTGTCTGAGAGAGTTATAACAGAAGTAGGAGCAGCAAAAGCATCTGCGGCTGCCAGAGCTGTGATTGTGTGAGTATGTCTTGTACCTGCGATTGCAATAGTTGTAGTTGCACTAGATGCTTCTGTTGTTGTTCCTTCTGTTGTTATAACTACTCCTTCGATTGCTCCTACCCCTGCTGCTGAACGAGAGAGGGTTGTATCTGTAGCGTGGCCGAGTTCTATAGTTCCTGTTGCAGTTGCCCCTGTTGTGCCTCCTAGAGTTATAAGCAAGGAGTTTACTGTCGTGGTTCCACCGTTAGCAGAACCGATGTTTACGTTAGTTGTAGAGGAGGCTGCACCACCTGTCGCTACGTTTACAGTCTTTGTAGTTGCTGCTGCTGTGGCGTTTGTAGAGTAGTTGTGTGTAATCGCTGTCGTAGGCGTGCCTCCAATAGTGAGTGTCGTAGCTGCTCCGTATGCCGTACCAGTAAGGATGTTTGTGTTAAACAATGCACCCGTGCCTGTGCTGGTCGAAGTTATCGCGGGAGAAACGCCGTTAAGAGCAAAGGAGGTTGCGTTGGCACACGTTAGTGTTACGTTTCGCAAGTTCATCGTGCCTGTTGTTGCTCCAATCGTAAGCGTGGTAGCTGCACCTCCTAAGTTTAATGTTGTGGCGGTGGTGTTTACAAGGTCAAATGATGCAGAAGCAGTTACAAGTGATGTTGTAATTGACGGAGAGGTCATTGTCTGAACACCTGTAAATGACTGAGCAGCGTCTGTACGAGCGATAGTAGCTGACGTAGTGGGGAACGTCATTGTCGTTGCGTCCGTACCCGCAAGTGTGAGGGTGTTAGAGACGTTTAGAATCTTGCCGTCAGTTATGTTGGCTCCTATGTACGAGACACTCCAAGAAGCAGCAGTTGTTCCTGACGCGAGAATACACGTAACAAAAGCTCTTGTGTTTCCTGCAAGAACACGCACCAGGTTAGCTCCTGACGAGTTAATAGTTACCGCTCCCGTGCTGTTGTTCCTGATATAGAACTGCTGTCCAAGGACAAGGGTGCTCGCAACAGGAAGTGTCAGTGTTTGTGTTGAGGAGCCTGTAAAGAATTGAAGGTAGGTGCTGTCTACAGTAAGAGTTGTTGTTCCTGCCGCGGTAACGGTTGTGGTGTAGCCCTGTAGCAAGTTATCTGCTGCAAGGTTAGCGTTGGCATCTCGTGAAGCAAGGGTTGAGGCGGTAGCAGCAGAAGCTACTCCTGAGCCTGTAGGAAGTCCTGTTAGAACAGGTGTGGTGATTGACGCTCCTGTTGGGATAGTGACAGTGCCAGTAAATGTTGGTGACGCCAGGTTTGCTTTAAGGGCCAGGTCGGTGTCGTCTGCAAGCGTTCCAGCACGGTTTTGGAGCGTGTAGATTCTGTCAGCCGTGTTGGTATTCGTGAAGCTTCCATTAAAGGTTCCTGCCACGTTTCTCATTAAGAGAGTTGCGTCATTGAAAGTCTTAGCTCCTATGTTGGTTTGAGCGGTAGCTAGTACCATATCTCCACCTCCTCCTGCTCCTGTAGTGACTGTTACTACACCAGCACCATCATTAGTGACCGCACCGTTAGTGAACTTGATTGTGTTTACGTTGGTTGCAGTAGGAGTTCCGTCTATGTCTTGCACAGTGAGAGCAGAGCCTGTACTGACAGCTACCAGAGGACTGGAGTCAGTTCCATTTCCTGTGATAGTTGTGCCGTCTACTTTGACTGTTTTGTTTATAAGGTACTGACTTCGTGTATCTAAAATTGCAATAGCTCTATCAAGGCTCTCTTGAGTGGTGAACTTGTCTATTCCTTCAATCTGCTTAGCTTCTATTTTGAGGTCGCTCTTTTTTCCCTTGTTTATTTTCTCTACTATTTCCTTACGAGTGTCTGGTGAACCGTCCACCCCGTCTATCCCGTCTAATGGCTTGTTAATCTCAATTTTCTTAATTTCTGACAAGGCTTGCTGTGCCTTTCCTAGTGTATTTTCGGTATTCTTGGTGAGTATCCCTATTCTTCCGTCTACGATGCCTTGTAGGGCAGTTTTAAGGCTTATTTGACCCTCCTCAAGCTCTGTTAGAGATTGCTCTAGTCTTGATCTAAGCTCTTTAGAGGTTTGGGTGTTTTCCTCAGATAAAGAGGCTTTAGTTTTTTGGATAGATTCTGTTACAGCTTTAAGGAACTGAGCAAGTTGCTCTGGTGAAATAGTGGTTTCACTTAATAATTCAAGAACCTTCTTTAGTTTTTCTAATTTGTTATTTTCCATAGTATCTATTTAAGTAAGATTCAGTTGTTTTGTGACAGGGGACGCAGAGGGTTCTTCCGTTGGTGTAAGCATATCCTTCAAAGTCTGTAGCTTGTTGTTGTCCATTGGTGTTGATAACTTAGTTGATTACGCCTTTTTATGTGATATATTCTTAGGTATGATATTTTTTATACTACTTGTTGTTTGGTTTGTTGTTTGGAATAGCTATGTTGATTCTTTAAGCTAATTATTTATAACACTAGCTCCTACAGTTCCAACTACACCAGTTCCAGCTGTCCACCCAATAACCTTTGCTTTTGTTGGGTTTCTTTTAATCCATACCTGTAAGGCATTAAGTCCCTTTTCTTTAACTGCTTTTGTGTTTACCACATCTTTAATGTTAAACAACCCTGACATATCTTTCATAAACCCTTTGTATGTATTATCTGGGGTTCTTTCTGCTATAAAATCTTGAATCCCATTTCTAAATTCTTTCTTTATAGTGTTTTGTAGTGTTGGAGAACCAGAAAATGCTTTTTCGATAGTTCTATCAAACTCTTTTCGAGACTTCCAAAGAGTTTCCATATCATTCTTTTCTAACCCCTTCATAAAGTTGTCTATTGTAGCTTTCTTTAATTTAGCTAGTCTTTTTTCATCAACAGTTAAGTCGTCAATGTTTTCTAATTTTGAGGTAAGAGAATTTTTAAGTTCGCCTTTGTTAAATATACCATTATTCTTTTTTAAGAATTGACCTACTTCTGTGTCTTTTTTAGCAATTTCATCTGCTATTCTTTCTGTATTTTTTACAGGGTCGTTTGTAAATATGCTCTTATATTTTTTAGCAATTTCTTTTTCTCCGTCAGAAAGAACATATTTAGCTGGGCTTGTTGATGTTTTAGGTGTAATTTTACCTTGATTTAATAACCTTTCATATTCTGTCGGTGTTAAGTCTTTTGTGTTTGGTGTAACAGCATCTAAATATGCTTCGCTTTTTTGAATTTTAGCTCCTCTTATTCCACCCGATACACCTCCAATAACTCCACCCAGTATTCCACCAGTTACTGCACCACCCACTCCTGTAAGTAGTCCCTCCTTTACAATTCCACCCAAGTCTTTATCTTTTTTCAGTCCTTGAGATACACCTGTCGCAGTTCCAAAAGCTCCACCAGATACTGCTCCAGTTTTGGCTCCCTGAACAAAGCCCTGACCAAAAGAAGTAGCCGATGTTGCGGATTTAGCAACCCCAGGGATTTGTCCCGCACCCAATATAGTAGTCCCTAACTGCAATGCATCTCCAGCAATTTGTTTACCGGTTATTCCTTCTTGGTTAAGCAAACTTTCAGTATTTTGTGCAGATTCACTTGATGTTATGGTCAATTCAGAAAGAGCTTTCTCTAGTTTAGTAGTGTCCTCTCCCGTTGCTCTTTTAGCCTTAATAGCCTTTATGAGATTGCCTTGTATGTTGGCAGATTCTTGCTGTACCTGTTCTTGCTGTCTAGCAATTTCAGGGTTGGCAATGGCTTGCCCAAGTCCCTTAGCGATGACATCGCCCCCAGTAAAACCTGCGATTTTCTCAGTGAGAGGTTTCTTCGATGGCTCTGGCGGTGTGGATTGTATGTTCAATGACCTTGCAGCCGAATCAATATCTTCCATTGATGGCATATCTTTAAATTCTATTATTTGTCCGTTTGAAAATTGTATTTTAGGCATATTATTATGGAATTATTGTGAATGGGAAACCCGATGTTGTTACCCCTTGACCATTGTTAATTTTTCCCCAAGCATTAGGTATAGACCAAGTATTACCTGAGGGGGTTGAGCCACTTGTTGTGGGGGTAGAACCACTTGTTGCTTGTGTTGTGTTTAAAGATTTAAGTTTGTCGTAGGTACTTCCAAGAGTACCTCTGTAAGTACTATCTATTGTTGAATCAAATGCCCTCATTCTACCAGACATTATTGCAGTGTTTAATCCCTCTGATTTATTTATACCAGGGAATATAGAAGCAATATCTTTTCCTTCTTGTTCTGAGTATGCTGTTCCTGAAACAGCGTTTCTATATACTTGAAGATTTGTTTGAATCTGAACAGCTAAATTAACCAATTTAGGGTCTTTTACTTCTCCAAGTTTATTAAAGGTTTTTTCATAATTTCCATTAAATATATTTGTTTTTCCTCCTTTTGCATAAAATTCTTTTAAACTTGAATTTATATCTGTTAATGCACCTTTTGCGGTTTCATAACTTTCTACTTTAGTTTGATTAGCCCCAGACATCAGACCTTTAGCTTGGTTTTTAATCACAATAAATGGGTCTTCTCCATTATTGATAGCATTTCTTATTGCATTAGATTGCTCTTTAGTATATTTACCTGAACCAAGAATTGTATTTATAACCCCAGCATATTCAGGGTTTGTAATCTTTCCACCCACAGTTTGGGAAGTATTCATTTCAGCCCTAGTTTTATCTGCACTAGCTCTACTGTTTGCGGCACTTGCATTACTTGCTGCCGTAGAAGCTCTCTTTGCTTCATTACCAAGAAAATCTCCTGCATATACTCCAAGAGTCTTTGCTACCGCCATTGAACTTTCCCCCTTCTTTACCGCATCAAGTGCTTTTGTTGTTGCAGATGTTGGTGCACCCTGAGAAAAGGCGTTGATAATCATCTCTTGTGATGCCTTACGGTTTGCTTCTCCTTCTGTGTAGGCTCTATCAGATTGTTTTTGAAGTGCGTCTATTTTGTTCTGGTCTTGCTTGCCAAGGATAGCTGAGAAAGCGTCATACATCTTGTTCTTGCGATTGTATGCGTTAGTAGCATCGTCAGAATATATCTTGAAAAGCATATTCATGTTTGATTCCGCCATTGCAAGATTCCCCTGAGCTGCAGAAAGTTGTGCCGCGACAGGAAGTGCTAGGATGGCTGCTTCTCTAGCAATTTGAGCCTGTCTACCGCCGATGATAGTTTCTGGTATTCCTCGCCCTTGTGCTGTCTCTGCAATCTGTTGAGTCTGTGAGGTAGCTACAATCTGGTTTAGTTGACCTGTTAAGTCACCGACTAATTGTTGTTTCTGTAGGATTCCAGTTTCATTTTGAGCTTTTTTGAAAGCATCAGCCGAGCTAGGTAATGGCTCTGTCATCTGCTTCATTAACAAAGATAACTGGTTATTTGAAGCATTACTCTGAGCGTCAGAAAGTTGTGTGTCTACGCTTTTTGGAGTCCCGTCTGGGTTATTTGTTGAAAGACTATTAGTAATACCTGTGTAGTTTGCGGGATTTAAAATACTTTCAAAACTTCCAAAGTTTATCTTTTGACTCTCGGGATTGTTTACTCCGATATTAGGAGCTTGAATGACATTGCTCAGCAATGGAGCTACATTATCTGGTGCCACGAATGCTACGTTAGGATTATTTACGTTTTGAGAAGGGAGGGTTGCACCTGCTCCTGAACTACCACTTGCGATTGAAGATGCGGTTGCACCTGCTCCTGAGTAAGCGTTTATTCCAGCAGCAACATTTGCTGCACGCGCTGCGTTTATTGATGATACTTGAGAGCTAGTGTATGCCATATATTTATATAATTATACCATTTATACCTGTGCACCTACTAAGGAAAAAATATTTGCTGTACTACAAATATACAATTTGCCTCCAACTTCTATAATTTCTCCCACTTCTGCGGTTGTTGGTGCGGTCACATAACTTGGCACCCTCAGTCGTGTAGTGAAGTTGCTTTTTTTATTAAAGTCCTGTACTGCTGAAAAGTTGTTCTTGTAATACTCATTGTTAAGAGCCTCTAAGTCTTTCCTAAGCTGGTCTATTTGCATCTGCATTTCTGTAATGTTCATTAGATTGTAGAGAGAGGTGTTGCACGAGCAGCCCAGCTAGTAATTTCCGCACCACCAGTACTTTCAATCCTAAACTTAAACTCCTTTCCACTTGGAAAAGCCAGTCCAGTAGACTCTATGACGTTAAATGTCTTTGTCAGTGCCCCTACGGTACTAAAGCTTCCTATTGTAGTGAACGCCACCGCATCATCTACCTTAACTTTGACGGTAATGCTCTCTCCTGACACCAACCTTCTAAATGACACCTTGAAGCTGTCTAGGCGTTTATCCATCTCTACATCACTAAACTCTTGTATAAGAGTGTCATATATTGAAGTGAAGGCGTAGGTAGCTACGTCATTTGTCTTATCCACACTGCCATCGTTGTTGTACGCTATGAAAAAGAAGTTAGCGGCAGAACCAAAGGCTTGTATTCCTGCGGTAGTTACGTTCTCATCAATCAAATCTAGAGTTAATGCCCACGGATAGTTAGCGTTCTTCCTTCCGAATGACCAGATACCCTCGTCATACTCTGTACCTGCTTCATTTGTCATTATCTTTGCTGAAAAGAATAGACGGTTGTTCTTGACCGCCTTAGATATAGGCATAGTCTTCCCTGTGAGCTTCAAGGTGAAGACTTCTTTCAATACTTGAGGAATACCCCCAGAATAGCCTTGTATAATCATAGACCCCCTTCCTGCCCCTGTAGCGTTATTCAAATATCTGTCAGTAACACCGACAATCATACCTTCGATAGATTCTATCACTCGAAGTTCACCCTCTCCCCAGTCAATTACCTCCTGGACGTCTGGAGAAGTGAGATTCCATAAGAAAACCTTTGATACTCCATTAAATGTTGAAATAGGGGCACAGCCGATAGCTAGATACTTTCCAAAGTTACAAATGGAAGTAATTTTAAAGTTTGTAGGAAGTGTAAGAATTGCATCTTGCACAGTGCCTCCTGCGTTTACTCGTACGAGCTTGTTGTTATAAGGAAGATACAGGTTATCGTCTAGTGCAATAACACCCTGAGCAACACTGGTGATAGTTGCCACAGTTCCTTGTGAGTTTGTGATAGTTGGAGTACCGGAAAGAAGTCCCCAGCGAAAGACTTGAGTCGTTCCTTGAAAGCCCCACGCATAATCTTTGTATTCTACTAAACAGCCGTTCTTTACTGCTCCATTACCCTCTGAAGAAGCTGGGGTAGTCCATAGTCCTGACTCTGCTAAATCCTTTTGTAAAATCTTAGTCAATCCTCCTGCTGTTTGACCAAGTCCATAGAGCTTTCCTGAACCAGAGGGATAGAGAAAGTCTCTGACAAAATACTGTCGTAAGTCAGTCGCACCAACAGCAGTAGCGTGGTCTACTTCAAGTGAACGATAGGGTGTTAGCTTCTTTGGATTTGAAAATATGTCAAAGTGTTTAGTGATTATAAATTCACTAGACGACTCTTTCCTGACATCATCTGCGATGCCACCTGAGAAGTTATTTACCCTTATTTCTACTGTTTTAGGCATTTTTAATAATTAGGGCTGTCGTGCTGTAAGAAAAACCGATGGTCTTAGGTACAGTCCCCGCTGATGTTGAAAGCAGTCCATTTGTATCTGATAGGTAGTAAACAGTTCCTGCGGTTAAGGTTAGGCCACCAACACTTCCTTGAACTGTTACATTGCCTGATGCTTGAGCAACAATAGAACTTGGAGCGAAACCGATAAAGTTATTAGCTCCTTCGGCTACCTTCGCTGTTGTTTTAACAATCTTTCCTGCATTGTCTCCACTTGCTACGATAGCTCCAACACCCGTGTATGAGACCGCTGCACCTTGCTTAAGAACGTTTGAAGTTGAATTGATTATAACATTTGCGGTTCCTGCAGTAACAAGCAAGAAGTAAAGATAATCGTTGTACGCAGCTCCAGCAGCGGATATTTGTGAGCCAACTTTTGCCATTGCAATTCCTCCATACGTTACGCTTGTCACATCTGCTTCAGTTGCACTCTGATTAAAGATAGATACCCACAGTCCAATGTTTGACCCTGTGACTGTTACAGAGGTCGAGAGAGCTGTGCTGGTACCAGAAATTGCCGTCACAGCGTTAAGGGCGATAGTGCCATTTGGCTTCATGTGAGCCGCCATCATGCTTGTGCCCGAACTTGCGTGAGTGGCTATTAGTGAGGCGTAATTACCAGCATCAGAAACAGCAGCTCCGTCCATTGTAATACTCCCACCAGCATTTGACCTAAACGTGGTATTTGCTCCTGCCGTTGCTGTTGCACCAAAGAAACCGCCGCCAAAGAACCATGACCCGTCCCACAGAGAAGTTAGGGAGGCTGTGGTTGTTGTTCTTGTTCCTGATGCAACAGTGGCTAGTATTGCGGGACTGACTAATACACGGACTGCGTCATTGGCGGCTATTGCACCAGCAGCTGGCATTGAGACTCTTACTGACGATGCGAAGAAAGTAGCTAGGTAGGTGAGCAACTTAGCAGGGGTGAGAAATAACTTAGCACCTGTTGCACCCGTTGCAGTTCCAGCAGTTACTTCTGCATCAGTTCCTTCTTCTACAAGCCCTCTAACTGTTTCACTTGCATTTTGTTGTCCGCCTGAGTCCACATACGCCCTTACTGCCTTCTGTGTAGCAACTTTCAAGTCACTATTAGCAGCAAGAGTAGTATCGGTATCAAGTACAGTGGTCTCTACTTTATCAGCGTTAAGGTTACTGAAATTGGTATTAATGTCAGTACGACTTGTTGAGATATTATCTCCTGCGTTGATTGTGGTTAAAATACTCATGCTGGTTTTGCTATGTTAGTAAGTGAGGAACCCGGTCTTAATGTGTTAGTAAAGATTGTTCCCGTGGCTGCCCAAGTGCGAGTCTCACTGGCGTATGTTGTGGTGATGGTAGCCCATGTTTCATATCCGACAACCTTTGCTGTGTTTATAAGTGATGATGTTGGTCGTGAAATGTTTGAGATTGCCATTATCGTGAGCTTCTACGCTTGGTTGTTAGTTTTAACACCTCATCTGTCTCTCTGCTTGCAAAGTATTCATCAATAACCGCTTCTTCTTTCTGTAGCTCTACTGAGAGTGCTTGTAGGTTAGGAAGTCCCAATGTAAACGCTACATCATAGGCTGAAGCCACAATGAAGCCTCTGTGGAGGTCATCAGCCACTCCAGGTTGTTTTGTTGTGTCTGTTGCTACGAAGTACGAAGGCGAACGCTGGAAGTAGTACATGATTCCTGAAGTTACTGATACCGCAGGCTTTGGATAGAGCCTGATAACGTTATCGGCAATCTTGTCGTAGTAAAGTGGGAGATTTGCGGTTTTATTCCACTCATCAAGAGCAATACCTCCGAGTTGTGCTTGGTCAATAGGAATAAGCTGTCTCCATAGGCCCGAAGCGTCTAGGATGTCAATTCTGGTAAGGTTGGTGATCCTATTACCCTGCTCATCGGTAAGGAATGAATACTCGGATTGGTTTGCAACAAGGTTTGTAGTTCCTCTTGGGAGTTTTGTATGGTTTGTGTCATCAAGCTGAAAGCGTCTATCAAGCACCTTTCCTCTAGTAAAGATGTGATTAAGCCAGTTGTTACACGAATTTACCACATTGGCGGTTGCCCATTGGGTAGCATCAACACGAGCCATAACTCTGACTTGCTCCACGATGCCCAAACCAGTCGATGTATTCGAGAAGACTGCCATAATAGTGTGGTTATTTTTTCTTAAAGTTTGTCTTAAAGTCGACTATGTGGCTAAAGATTGACGCTATGATTACATCATCCTCTAAATACAATGAATCGTAATCCTCGTACTGGTCTTGTAAAAACGGCTTCATGAATCCACGGCTCAAAGGTATAATCTTGTCGTTATACTTCTGTGCTTTGAGTGCAATCTTGTTTCTTTCTGTCTCTTTATCTTCCTTATTCTTTTTTACTTCTTCATACTTGTTTCTTAGCTCTGGTGCCATCTGTGCAGTCATTCTGTCAAAGATTTCTTGCTTGTATACCTTCATTTCTGCAATAGCGTCTTCTACTTTTACTGTTACAGCCTTCTCTTTCTCTGAGATGTCTGAAATATCCACCTTTTTTTCTTCTTCTATAAGTGTTTTGTTTATCTCCTCTAGTTCTATCTCAAGTGCATCAATTTCTACTGAAACAGCTCTGCCTTTTTCCACCAAAGCACCCTTCTCTAACATGAGTTTCTTCAATTTATCAGAATCGATTGTAATAAGTCTTGGGTACATAGTGTTATGAGTTAATTATACCATTTTTAAACAAAGTAGCGTAAGCATCTCTCCATAGGTGAGCGTTGTTTGCAATCGAGTATGTCTTTTCCACATATTCCCTTGCCTTTTTCCCCATTTCAATTCGTAGCTCCTTGTCAGCAATGAGGGTCTCAATCTGTTCAATCCATGAAGCTGTATCAGTAGCCAGAAGAAGGTGTTCTGTGTCTGATTTGTTCACTTCATATGGAGAATCACCTGTAGAGAATGATTGTGCAACTGTTGGAATCTCCAGCATACTATTTTCCATAAACTTGAGGTTAGACTTACAGCGATTGAATAGCGAGTCATGTCGAGGGATTATCACCATGTCGAGCTTGAGATTGTTTAGATACTCATAATATTCGTCAGTCGGTGCGTATGAGTGCCATTCAATGTTCATCTTATTCCAAAAGGCGTATTCCTCTACATATAACTGCTTGTATATAGCATTATTGCCTTCTGGTGGAAGGGATAGAAGCACAAGTCTCACTCTAGGGTCGTTCTGATAGTGTTCTATGATTGGTTTCAGTCCTTCTACGTCAGCAGTCACCCCAACAGAGCCTGTGATACCTATTCTCACAATGTCTGTTTCATTTCTTAGAGGTTCTGGGTAGTAGAAAGGGTCTACGGTGTTTGGTAAGACGATCACATTGGGATTTAAGACTTCGTATTCCTTTTTGAGAAACTCTGTAGAGCAAGTTACCAGGTCTGCCTCTGTAATGAAGGTGTCGAGGTTCTTATTCATTATGTCTAGTCCACGCTTCACCTTTTCTTCATTCATGTATTCCGTAAACTTGAAACCTCCGGCGTCTTTTGCGGTGTCATCATTGTCAAAGACTATCTTCTTGCCTTGTGCCTTGAGTGCCCTTGCCACAGTGAGAAGTTCTTCTGATTCTGGTCGGTGGAATACTACTACATCTGCGCCCATTAAAGCCTTGGCCTTCTCCTCTGGTGTTGCTCGGTTAATGGCTAGAGTTGTTCTGTCACCATCCCAGCCGTTCTCCTGTAAAGGAAAGAGACATCTGACGTTAAAACATCCTTCGAGTGAAGTGTGAATGAAGTAAACTTTCATATTATTGTTCTAGTAGCTCAAGCTCTGCCTTCTTCTCGGCAATCCTGAACTTCTTTAATTCTTCTAATTCTGCTAGGTGCTTCTTTGCTTGTGCTATTTGGTCTAGGACTGATAACTCCCCCATAGGAGTTAAGGGTGCTACAGGAGCCATTGTAGGGGCTATTGAAACTACTACAGGAGCTACTGCTGGTGCAACATACTCTGGCGTTACTGGTTCTATTATCTGTTTGGTTCTAGCATTAATAACATTCCCATCTGGGTCAATCCTAACGCTTTCTTTTCGTATGTTTGGCGATATTACTGTTGTCATAATTGCGTGCAGATGTGCCTCATATCTCGCAATCTGCATTGAGTACGAGGCACACAATTAGTCTTATAATTGATTACGCCGCTGTAAGAATTCTTACACCTGCTTCATCTCGGTTTTCAACTACACCGTAGAGCAAGTCTGCGGTTGTAAGAGTCGAGAGGTATTCAGGAATGTAGTTCGATTGAATACGAACTCCATGCTTACCTGTCATTGAACTACCTAGTGAACCACCTGACCCAAGTGGAGACCTTGCCCAATGAAGAGCGTCTTTGTGGGCTAGTGTGTTATATCTACCTGCTGTTCCTGACACGTTCTGAACGTTGTTAGATACGAACACTGGGATACCATACAAAGTTGCTCGTGGAAGTTTTGCTGTTGGGTCATTCACTGGTGAATTAATCGCGAGAGAAAACTTATCGAGGTTTTGTACTTGTTTCCAGAACACTGCTGGTGAAAGGAAGAACGCGACATCTGACTGGGTGTCAATACCTACTGATTCGAGAGCTGAGATAGCTGCACGGATTTCACTGTCGGCTAGGTTGGTAGTAGAAGCACCAACTACTGTTGAGAAACCTTTGAAAAGGTCTGCTAGTGCTAATTCTAACTTTCTTGCCATTGTGTAACCAGCACTCTGAGCATACCTCTCCTGGAGGTAGTATGACTGCTTAACCTGTGCTGCTTCACGGTCTTCGATAGCAAATGATACTTCAAACCACTGGTCTACAGTGAGAGTTACCTTTGTGTCAGTAGCGTTGTTAAGAGTAACTGCTGTTGCGTTACTTTTAGCTGCTGCTGCAAACTCGGTAAGATTCGGAGTGTAGAGTGCTGAACCTCCATCTGCTAATTCTGCAGAACGGTCTGTGAAGAACTCTGCAATCGAGAGTTTCAATTTGAAGAACTCGTTGATTTTCTCACCCCAGATTAGAGGAATACTTTCCGCTAATGTGGTTGAGGATTGTGACGCTGTTGGAAATGTTCCAGTTGCCATATAATTTATAAACTAATAATTATGTATTTTTACTAGTAATGTTATTTACCCATTACTTTCTTAAAAGCCTTCATGTGTTCCTCTCGTGTCATCTCGGATTTGATTTCAGACTGGTCTTGCGATTCGCCTGAACCCTTTGAAGCACCGAGCTTTGCATCTTCCTTTCTTTTCTTCTCTTTCAAATCACTTTGATAGGTTAGGAAAAGGGGTTCTTTGACAGCTTCGGTTAGGGCAATGCCCTTTCCTTTTGCTACCACTTTTGCTTGTTCAATTTCTTCATCCGATAAACCACGGGCAATCAGTTTAAGCTCCTCTAAAAGTTGTGGGTCGTTGTTAATTGAAGGTGGCGTAGATTTTCTTAATTGCTTAAGTTCGTCTTCTGCCCTTTTAGCTCTTGCGTTGATGTCTCGATTGGCTTCACGAGCTTTTTCTAATTCATCTGCAAGGTCTACAGTTTCCTCCTCACTGTCTTTGTTGCTACTGGTAGCTTCCTCATCCTCTGTGTCTATGACCACAGCGTCGTCGTTGGTGTTATCCATTGATGTGTAGCAGATTATGCTTACTGCCAAGCGTTTATGCAGGATTATGCTTACCTGCGAGCCTATGCGTTGTTGAGACGCACCCCTCAATCAATACTACCTCGCTTCGTTCTTTATCTCTTTGGTTTCTGACTTTGAGGTGAAAAGGAGTTCAAGGTTAGAGAATGCTTCATCTATCACATCTTTAGCCTCTGCGATTGCTTTGGTGTCCTCTTGAGCGAACACCTTCACTACTGCCTTATCGGTGAGAAAAGACATAAGGTAGTTTTTAACTTCCCCTCTCATATTCTCATTCAAATAAAAGTCTTGGAGAGCACTAGGCATTTTGAGGTGTTGCGTTAGCTTGTAGACTCATGGGACTTGCCTGTTGTGGTTGTCCTGTTGGTTGCATAGCCATTTGTGCCTGTGCTTCCTTAGCCTTTTCGTTAATAGCACTTGTAATCTGCACTGGACTGATACCAGCTCCTGATAGCTCGATAATCTTGGTAAGGAGTTGTGAAGCTACTGGGTCGTTAGCTAGGTTAGGATTAGAAGCGTAGGTGACAAGAATGTTGTTGAGACTCTCAAGAGTTGCTGCTTTGTTTCTCTGTTCACCTGTAATGTTCACAGTTACTTTTACCTTTAGATTCTTGTAGAAGTCCTTTGGAATGTTAATGAATCTCTGGCTTTTTGTTTGTTTAATGAACTCGTCATAGTTGTCTATAAAGGTCTGGTACTCCTCTGCTGTGATGTCTCCGCCTGAAAGGATGATGTCTTTGGCTTTCATGTTTGCCTCTCGGATAGAGAACTTTGAGTCAATGTCTTTCAGTTCATTTGGTGAGAAGTCGTACGAGAGGATGTGTTCAGCGGTGAGCTTAGTCGCAAGATACGGCATTACCCAGTCCTCAATTATTTCAGTCAGAAAGATACCAAACTCCTCTTGAAGCACTTGGAAGACTGAAGATGATTGCTGAAGAACGGTTGCTTGGAGTCTGAATGGAGTCCCTGACGGTGGTGTATCGCCTCTTTGTGCGGCATAAGCACTTGTAGTCTTCTGTAGTTGGTCGTACCACTGATTGATAATTAAGCTGTACTGATTGAGCCCTCCACTTGGTAGGAGATTGAGAGCTGTAATAGGTTTATTCTCCTCAGTCTCTAGGATAGTTCCATCATCTGTTTCAGTGAGTAGGTTTCTCCCCTTGAGCTTTTTAGATGCAGTCTGCCCGATAACCTTTGTTGTGTACTCCATTGCTCGGTACTGCTTCAAGATTGCGTCATTAGTCCACACTTGAGCTTCTTCTCCTTCTTCCATAACACCGACTCCAAACGCTCTGCCTGCCTTTGGCTTACGAGCAAGATACTTGTACACCTCGTCTGTGTTATCTTCGCAATACATAATTTCAAATGCGTCATTGTCTACCTTGCCTTCATCCTTACTTGGAAGACCGGCAATGTAATACAGTTGATATGAGAACTTTGATTTGTCAGCGTCAGTGAATCCTTCACCTTTTGCGTCTTTGTAGATAGCCTGTGAGAATGTGCCTCGTACTTCATACACAGGTATAGTAGTGTTTGATGTTTGATTTTCTAGTTTGTCGAGAACTGCTGTGAGGTTCTTCCACCCTTTCTTCTGTGCTATCTCAACCGCAGTCATCCAGTGAGTTTCTACAATAGGTCTGCTTAGTATCTTTCTTTGGTCAGTAATGAGGTTCTTCCACTCTGGGAGTTCGAGTGTCAATTCTCCATCCTTCGTAACTTTCTTTACGAGGAGTGAACCATAGCGAGTGTGCGTATTTCTCATATCATTGAGAGTCTTAGCAAAGTTCGTATCCTTCATCCATACATATATATCCTTTGAAAGAAGCCACGACTCTAGGTAGTGGTTTGCATCATCAGATGTTATCTGAATATCTTTAGTATCTAAGTCCTTAGCGGTGTTCTCCACATCGCAGATAGCATTAAGAATCTGCAAGAAAGGCTTTTCCCTTCCAAGCTCATCCTTCTGTCCATTTAGATACTTAGAGTTGTTGTAGAACTCAATCGTTCGTATTGTTTGCTTTTGAGAGAATGACAAACCTTCTACAAGGTCAATGGTCTTGGAATAATTAACCTTGATTTGTTCCAGCTCGGTTTTGATGGATACCATAAATAATTAAATTTATGTCTCCAGTTTTCCTGCTAGACGTTATTACCTATAATTATAACACATTCATATTCGCAAATCTAATTATTAGTCAGGAATATCTTCTGTTCTCTCTTCACAATAAAATTGTCGGGTTTTCCCTTAGAGTCCTTCTGTATAGTTACAGTCTCAAAGGGTCTAAGTTCTCTTAGTATATCAATGATGGTCTGCTCGTTTGGTGTCATCTTGATGATTTGTTCCGGCTCGGTTTTTATTGTAAGCATTTATATAATTATACCATTTTTAGTAATGCAAGCACTAACGTGAACTCTTATTATCGTTCCTCTGCCTACTCTCCAGTCGTTCTAATCTCTCAATCGGGTCAATGTCTTCATTAAAGGCTCTCCCATTCTTAAAATAAATACTCTTGATAAGAGCAAACTCTGCTGGGTCGTGAAGTGTGGGTCTTTTATCCATTATCGTGTTTGATTAACCTGCCCTCTTAACCTACTCATAAGCCTTTCAGCCTTCTCGGCTTCCATGTCACCCGTTCCATCCTTGATAAGTGAAGCAAGAGCGTAGCGTAGTGCATCCATTGAATGGTCAAAGCCGGCTTCTGGTTCATTGATTATCTTTTCATTCTTATCGGTAGTCCAAAAGAAGTTGTTGTATTCCCTAATGATGTTCTGAGACCTTTGGGTAAGAGATACTTTCTGTGCTTGAATTGTCGTAATGCCATGCACGATACTATCACTCCCTTTCACAGCACCTACAATACTGATTCCGTAGCTTGCTATCTCGTCAATACTCTTAGGCTCTGCACTATCAGCCACAACAAGAGCTGTGTCATGGTTCCTTAGTATGTCCCCTATTTGTTTATTGCTTAGCCCCTTTTGAAAGGTTATCTCATCTAAGATATAGCCTCCGTTGTAGTAGTAAACAGCAACAATAGATGTTGGGTCGTTTGAATAGCCAAAGTCTAGTCCATAGCGTTCTAGTCTTGCTTCGTGGGGTATTGATTCAATGATAGCCCAGTTTCTGTATATCTTTCTTTCAAGACTATTAGGCTCTCCTAGCCACTTATGTTTATACAATGCAGGTCGCTTCTCTTTGTCATCCTCCATTTCAAGGCGAATAATATCGGGCATCATCTTGTACTTCATTGCGATGTCGTAGTTCACATTGATGACGAGTGTGTTGGGTCTACCTTCTAGTACAAGTCTTTGGTGTACAGGGTCATCTTCAAGGAGTCTGTTGTATGTATATATAATCCGTGAGCCTTCCTTTCTAACTGTAGGTGTAAGGACATCAATGCTTGGCTTAGATACTGATTGTGCTTCTTCTACCCATGCTATATCAATACCCTCGATAGACTTGATAGATTGCTCGTTGCGGTGCATTCCTTTGAATAGAAAGTCAGAGCCATTGAGCTTATTTATGATTGAGTTGTTTGTTATCTCAAACTCTTTTAGTTCGTAGAGGTTTATAAGGTCTGCAAGGAGTTGGTGTGAACTGTCAGCAATAGAGCTTTGAAACTCTCGGAAGCACGCTATTCGTGTCTTCTTCATACGAGCTTGTATCAATAGGTATCTTGCTACTGTGTGAGACTTCAAAGAGAACCTTCCTCCGTAGACAGCAGCTTCACGCCAGTCATTATCAAACAAGCGTTTGTACTCTATTGGTATCTCTACTACTTTTAGGTTATCCATCAATGAACTTAACTAAGATTGGTACTGGTGTTGTTATCTCTAGGGTGGTTGAGGTGTCTTGTTGTGCTTTACCCTCTGCAAACTCAATCATATCTTTACCGCTTACCTTGTGATCTGAGAGGAATCGTTCTTTATCCTCGTCTGACATTTCCATAAACTTCTTACTTAGAAATTGCTTCATTGTTCCCTTTGGTCTGCCACTAATGTTACCTGATTGCCCAGGCTGAAACCTTGTACTTATTGATGGGTTAGGATTAGACATAATGTTCCTGTTGGTTTCCTGTTACTAGGAATGGAATAAACGCTACCCCTGTTTAGTAAACCCCTTTTTAAAAGTTCCGTTCGAGTGTCTTTCAGTATCTTCCATATCATTGTATTATACCACACCCTTCTCTCTTTTAAGTATCTCTCCGTCTATCTCTGCTCTTTGTTCTTCAGTAGTCCAATAGGTTCCCTTCCATTTTATCATATATTCATTCTCCAACTTCATTCTTTTCATACCGTGGATTTCTTCAAAGACGTTTGTGTGTACCGGTAGGTCTGGTGTGAACTCTGTGTACTTAAATCCATCTAACCACCTAACTTCTAGGTATACAGCGAGTATCTTATCGTGGACTATTGGTAGGTTAGGAAGTTCTTTTGTTACAAACTTTCCCATGTAGTGGAAATTGGATTTGGTGAAGACAACATTTCCTTCTATAGCAAAGACTTTATCAAATAAACTAATATCTTTTATTAAACAAGTATCGTGTATAAATACAAACTCATCAAAATTTTCCTTACCTCGTTGGAGTACTGCCAATTCCCAGCCATTCCATTCGTTTACTATAAGGTTATCAATAGGAAAATCTGGGGTGTAGTTATCATTTGATACTACCAGTACCTTATACGGAGTTCCTTTAAGAGATTCCAAGCAAGGTTTGAGAAAGTTCTTTGTGAATTGCGAAGTTCCAATGACGATTCCCTTTTTCATATATTCCATTTAATTAAATAGTCTGCCACGCCCTTAACTAGTAATGGATTTTCTTTTAACAACCCTATAGCTTGATTACAACTTGAACACAATAATTGTCTAACTTTACCTGTTGTATGATTATGGTCAACCGAAAGTGCTTGTATTCTATCGTTTTTTCTCTTAACAGTTTCGGAATTTAAGCATATAGCACAAACACCATTTTGGCTTTTTAACATCTCATCATATTTATCAGGTGTTAAACCATATTTTTTAAGTATTTTAGTTCTATTAAAAGGCTTCTCCTTTAGGGGGTTATCTTTTCTATATTGATTATTATAGAGTTTTATTTCCTCTTGGTTTTTTGCATAATATCCTTTGTAATATTTTTCTCGCTGTTGCTTTATTTTTTTTATATTTTTAATATAACGCAACTTATCACTTTCTCTTTTCTTTTCTTTGTTATATGGCATATTAATTTGTTGCTATTCTGTCTGGTAGTCCTGGTGTCTTAATAATACTATATCCATTATTTTCTTCTATTACTTTCAACTTTTCAGCCACATCCTTTCGGATTGCAAAAAAGTCTCCGTGAGTGGTATTTACCCTACTAATAAATATACAATGTGTATCACTTAACGCAGCTTTCATAATTTCACTGTCTTCCCGCCCGTGCCACTCGCCACGAAAGTGTTTCACGAGAGACATATAGGGCTTAAAAGCCGTGAGTATCTGCCCCTCCATTCCTTCTGTATCTACCTTGAGGAGGTCGATTTTGGGGAAGTTATGCTTGTCTACAATGTCTTTGAGCGTTGAGGCTGGTACTGTTATCTCGTGGTCTAGCTTTGAACCCATAGGCTCGAACAAATCCCATCTGAAATTGCCTTCAATATGATTATTCCCCCTCCATTTACATATATTAAAAGTAACTTCCCTCCTATTGTCTCCAGTAATAGCACCCTCAACATAAATTAGTTTGTTATCTGTGTTAAGTTTGACGTATTTCATGCACTCTGGGTCTGGTTCGCAAGATAATATCTTGGCGTTCGGGAAATATCGTTGAAATTGATAAGAGGCCGCACCAACATTTGCTCCTATGTCAACGATGTATTCTATGTTTGGGTCTGCATCAAAAAGCTCTTGAATCTTGTATTCGTCTTGAACAATGACGGCTTCTTCGTGACCGACAACACATTCTTCTAGCTCTGGTGAAAAGTGTTTTAAATATCCCATTTTATTAAATAATCTATTACATTTTTTATTGAGCCACCTCCACTTCCTATGTCTGCTAAATGATTTTTGTAATCGTAGATTTTATGGCAAGAGGCACATAATCTTATCCAATCCTCTAAATTTCTTTTATACTTATGGTCTTTGTTTGCCCAATGTATTTTCATTCCCGTTAATCCCGTTTTACCACAATGTTCGCAAGTAGTCGGTTTTCCTTTCCATCTCATTACCCAACTATGTAATGTAAAGTACCCGACCCTATCTCCTGCCCAATTTGGATGTTCGCCACCCACTATTCCATACATCGGATTGCCTTTACCTGTCATTCTTTCAGATGTCTCTGGGCTTTTTTTCCCTAAATTTATCTTATGTCCCTTGGGAAATCTATAACCACTAAAATTCGGATGCCCTTCTTGAAAACCATTTTTTATAATACCTTTCGTTCCCGCGTGCCACGGTTTGTTTCCTTTTTGAAAACCATTCTTCCTTGAAATGGCATTGTGGTATTCCGTTCTTTTGTAAGTTCCTGTTGGCATAATTAAAGTATATACCTATCACACACGAATGTCAATCACTGAATAGAGTCATAAAACTTCAAATGTACATCGCCCTGTGCCGTCAACATATCGCGTTGTGTGTGATAGCTGTAATGTACTAAAGTTGCATCTCCACAAAAGTAATTAGGTTTCCCCAACGCCTCTGGTATCTCCCACGAGATTTGAGGTTCCTCAATATATCCCAAGCGTATCTTATCTTTACCAAACCAACACACTGAGCAGATAGAGAATCGTTCATAGTTAGTTAGGCTTCTACTTGGAAGGTGGTATTCGCTTAGTGTTCCTGCCTCGTAGTTTTTTCTGAAGGTGTTGTGTATGTGGTTTATAAGTCTGTTGTCGGTGTAGTTAAATTCGTGTAGGTATGAGTAGTCCGGGTCTGTCTTGTCATACTTCCTCACCACACCAGCTTCCTCACTGAGTACACCCTTCTCTTGATGCCACGCTGTGCAGGTGGTGGAGTTAATTATGTTTGGGTAAATTATGAAAGCGTCTGGGTTGTCTATCCTAGCCTGACACATCTTTTCTATAGCATCATCTGCCATCCAAATAATATCATCATCAAATCGTATGTAAATTGTGTCGTCATCTTGAGCGTTTGCAAAGAACTTGTGTGTCTTTAATGGGTTAAATGTCTCATACAAACCACTTACCCCGTCTTCGGTTGAGTCTATAGCATCTCCTATCCTGTAAATCTTTACCTTTGGATTCTCCGCTTCCATGCTGAGGAGATATGCAGTGTCTCCAGCATCTATGGTGTTGTACCAGAGTTGCCAGCCGTCAATCAAACCTTCTTCCATTTTCTTGTAGATGGATTTCTTAAAGACAGAAAGATACTTCTCCCTTCCTGCTGGGGTGCAGATCACTACCTTAAACTCCTGGTCTTTATATTTTATCATAATCAAATGGACCTATTTTAGTAAACTTAGCACTCTCTACCTTTTGCGGAATCATCCACGGGGCTGTAGCACCAAACTTTAATTCAAGAGGAACAAACTTGCGGGCGATACTTAGTCCACAACGATAGGGAAAGTGTTTGCCGTGTACCTCTCTGCTTGTTCCTAGATTAAGTACATCATACCCCATTTCCTTGAAATCGTTTACTAACTGCCGTTCAGGTGGACAAAAGACCCAACCACCCTCAACTTCATAGGATATTTCAGGCCACGGGATACCTGAAGTATTTGGTGAGTCCTTGGTGGGCCAAAGGTTAGTGTCGTGAAGGACTAGAATAGTCTTATCGGTGATGATGGATGCCCTACGAAGTTTTTGAAACACACAAAGCTCGGCTTCGTAGGCGTGGCAATCAAAGAATACCAGATCAACCGCCTCATTACCCAAGTCTTCTGGGGTTAAATCTGAGACTTCTTTAATGATAGCAACGTGATTATCTGCGACCTTTGGGGTAATCTCCTCTACTCCCCAATCAACAGAGTAGACTGTGCCTTTATCGCCTACTGCCTCACAAAAGTTCTTAGCACCATACCCACCAGCAGACCCCAGCTCCAAGATTCTTTTAATTCTAGTTGTCCTTATTAAGCCAAAGAGAAGAAGGGCTTCGTCATCTTGAATCGGCCCTGGGTTGCTCTGTTCTTCAGCTTGGGTTAGGTGTTCTAGGTTATAGGTAGTCATTTTGTTAGTTCATACCACGCCTTACGCTTTAATAAAAAGACATATTTGTACCACTCATCATACTCTCCTTTCCAGTATTCCTCATTCTTCCTTATTCCCACCGCTTCGTGTTCGAGGCTTTGGAAAACATTAGATGATCTTGTGTGGAGGATTCTTGCATAACCCGACACGACACCCCAGTTAAGTTCTGCGAAGCTCTTTACCACTTCAAGTCCCATCCAAATATCGTCAAAGCGTTCTGCACCCTTGTATTGTCCGACTGGTGCGAAGTAAATGTAGGGCAGTGCCTCTCTCCTAAACGCCATATTCATACCACAACAAGGAAAGAAGATTCCTTTTGGTATCACACCTTGATAGTAGGTAGGCTTAAACTCTGGGTTCATCAAGAGCTGTGTGGGTGCGTCATAGTCTGGGACTCCTTCCCATACTCCGTGACTGAGCATTACCTGTGCCTCGGTTCTTACTCCATAAGGAAATCCACGCATCGGTACATTTGCAGTAGACAGCCAAGAGATAGGTACTTTCATATTAAGTGCGTCTATGTGGTCTTGGATAGGGTCGCCAATAGGTTCGGTGTCGGTGTCAAAGGTTAGAATGTACTCCACATCTGGGAGGTACCGGGCTATGTAGAGGAAGCCTAGTTGCCTTACTCCCGCACACTTGTTTGAGATTAAGGTGTTTTCAAGTTTTATTACTTCTCCTTTATATTCTATGTGAGGCACATCACCTGCATCGTTGACTAAGATAAACTCTACTTGGTGCTTATCAAACAGAGCTTGCCACTTACCTAAGAATAAGTCGGTGAGTTCTTGTTTGTGCGAAGGTACTACTACAGCGATATTAGACATTAGTTGAGCCATTGTTTATTTTCTAAAGACCATTGTATATATTTTATGAGGGATTCCTTGAGGTTGAATGGCATAACCCACCCTGTTTCTCTTAGCTTAGTTCCGTCTAGTGCGTAACGTCGGTCATGACCCTTTCGTTCCACATGGAAGTCTACAAGCTTGTATTTTAACTCCTTGCCCATGAGTTCAGCTACCATTATTGCAGCTTCACGATTATCAAGCTCATCATCAGAGGTTACATTGAATCTTAGGGGTCTATCTTGCTCATCTTTACACATTTTCACAGGGAGATTTTCTAGGATGTGGAGGATTGCGTCTGCGTGATTGTCTACATAAAGGTAATATCTTCCACCGATATAGTTGTCGTTTCCGTGTATGGTTACAGTCTCGTCATTGTGAATAAGTTTTATCAGCTTTGATAAATATTTTTCGCTATCCTGATTTTCACCGAAGTTGTTGACAGTGTTGGTCAAAACTAAAGGCACATCATAGGTTCTCCAATAAGAGATGGCGAGGGCTTCTTGTGCTGCTTTTGAGGCCGCATAGGGATTTGAGGGAAGTATTGCATCCCATTCCTTGTACCTTGTTCCTATTGGTGCAGAGCCATACACTTCATCAGTAGAGACCTGTAAAAAGACTTTGGGCTTAACTATACGAGCAAGCTCTAGCATCGTTAGAATTAACTCAACATTGTTTTGGATAAAGGGTACCGGGTCTTCGATTGAGCGATAAACGTGTGAATCACTCGCAACATTCACAATGTAATCAATCTGAGGCAGGGTGGAGATGGTATGTTCTGTAAAACGCTTTGTGAGGTCGTGAGTGATTACTCGCACTCTGTCTCGATATTCTGGTGTTCTATCAAATATCTCGGTTATTCTTTCTGGTGTTCCTTTGTGGGACCACGATGCAGGACAAATAAAATTCCAGTCTGTGTTTTTGAGAAAGTATTCTAAACAATGAGAGCCAATAAATCCGCTGGCTCCACTGCATATCATAGTCCTTTGGTATTTTTTTTCCATTTTCTTGTTGTTTGCCAATGGTGTTTCAGGTGCTCAGATTTGTTGGCAAATAAATATAAATTGTTAATTTTGTTGTTGTTTGGGTTGTTGTCAATATGGTGCACCACCTCCTCACTTGACAATTTTCTCCCCAAATGTTTTTCCATTACATATCTGTGGTATTTTAATCGGATACCGTCCTTGCCAATGTTCCAATAGCCTGTATTTTTATCAAAATACGGTTTTCCACTTCCCGTATTCCAAGGCTTTTGCCCCTTCTTAAAACTTGTTGGGTTCTCCTTAACCAGCTGATAAACAAGCCCGACAGGTCTTGTGCGGTATTTGTAGAAACACTTTTTGCAACAATACTTCTTTCTGTGAAGAAGGTAGGGTTTGACAAAGAAGACTTTTCCACACGGGCAGGTTTTATCCATGCCCCAATTATACTCCCCATAAACCCTGTGTCAAGCAAGATGATATTTCTTTTATACATTCTACTTCTTTGCATTTACTTCTGGTCCTTCTGGTTTGAAATCTGTTATAGCTTGGTTGATTGCCTTTAGGTTTGCTTGGCTTTGTTCAAGGTTTACCAATGAGTCGTATGCCATTGCCTTTAGTTGCTCAAGGGTGATATTTTCTTTATACATATTGTTTATATTATTACACATAATAATGGTTAATTTATCCAGTAATTCCATAGTTTCTTTGAAAAATGGGGCTGTGTTGGTCATATATCGTTATTTAGTTGGTTTGTCTAGGGAGTAGAGGAAAGATTGGACATATTTTTCGTAAAGTTTCATTGCGTTCTTCTCGTCTTGCATAGATAGTCCTGCAAAGAAACTATCAAAACTTTCAAACTCCGCTAAGATTTTTTCTGTGCAATTCATATTCACTTTGTTATTTTAGTAAAAATTATTTGTTTCGGAAGTATATCTCGACAAATATACACAGTCTTAAACGAAATGCCTTTATTTTTCTGATTTTCAAACTCGGTTCTTTTATCTGGGATAAGCATTTGTGGTTCTATTCCATTTTTCATAAATAAATTAGGTATACCATTATCGCCAAAACTGTTAAAAGGTAGAAATAATGCAAATGGTTTTCCAAAACTTATAGCCTTTTCTACATACTTTGTTTTATTTTTGAAAGGTGGATTGTCTAAAATAATATCAAAGTGAAAGTTTGGGATATTCGTTAGGAAATCAACACCCTCCCAAGTTTCTGGGTTGTAATGAGTATTTATTACTTTATAACCTTTTCCACGGAGATAGTCTGCAAAGTTATGTTCATCTCGGCTAAATGGTGCCCAAATAACCCAGTCTTTATTTATGTAAGGAAGAATAATATCAACTGCATATTTAGGTGTGTATGCCTCAATGTTATTCTTATCCATATTTACAAACCTTTCTTGTATGCTGTTTGGTTTCATATATCTGTTAATGGTTTGTCTAGGGCGTTAATTAACTCATCAATGAGGAATGTAACAAACTCGCGTTGTCCGTCATTGTGTCCAATGGCGTGAAAGTGCTCTTCCAGTAAGGTGTTTTTCACCTCCTTAATACTGTTTAGGTGTTTTCTTGCGTGGTAGATGATATCGCTTTCTTTGTCGTACCAAGCAATAACATCACTGGTCATGGTTTCTACAATAACTATCTTGGAATCTATTCTATACCCCACGTTAGTTAGTTGCTCGATTGCGGTTGATATTAACTTCTCTTCCGCTGTGGTCGCTACCAATTCCTTAAACTGCTTGTCCCCCTTCATTCCAACCACCTCAATATCCTTGAACTGCTTAGAAATCTTCATTGCTAGTTGTTCTGGGACGATAAAGCTATTTGACTTACCTTCAAAATCACCAGAATGTATGGCTAGGTTTTCTGGATAAACCCTCTTCCCTAATAGGATTGAGTGCCACATATCTGAGAGTTTGTCGCTGACGTACTCCCAATTAAGATTTTCCTCGAAGTTGCCCTTCCAGTTCCGTAAATAGTTCTCAATAGTCATCTTGTTAGAAGTTACAGCAAAATATGAAGCAATCCTTTCTTTCACTTGGTGTTCGTATTGGTAAGTTCGGCTTTCGTTTATCTCGATTTTGTCGAAGTTGTACCAGCATAATGATTTTGTCGCATTCTTTGGGTAAATCCTTATGCCCTTACGATAACAGATAAACTCTTCGCCTTCCCTCGCCAGAAGTTCAACTTTCCCATAGCCTGTGTTTTCTATACTTCGGTTAGTTCTACCGCCCAGCAGGATAAACCTCTCTATGTTCTTGAAAAAATCTTCCAGTTGTACTGTTAAGGCAACAAACACACTAGTTTTCCCCGCGACTCCTTTTGGCTCTTGGGTAATCTTCATATCAGGACTACCTTCATCTACTGCATTACAATACAACTCTCTAATAGCAAACCAAGTTTCCCAATCGGGTCCCATTGAGGTTGTTAACGAGGTCTTCTCTCCATCTATAACAATCTGCTCAAAAAGCTTACCCCTAAACATTACTTGCTCAGTTTCAATCCTTACCTCTTTCTTGCCAGAGAAAATCCTTACTGGTATTTTTTCTCGTAGTAAGAGAGCGAGTGCGTACTTATTCCCAGAGCCAAAGAAGCCAATTTTATCTTCATCCTCTCTTTTAGAAGAAACTCCCATTAGATGTAAGCCACCCAACTCTATCTCTCCTTTATTTGTTATCTGAACCCAAGTTGTTTTTTTCATATATCTTTATTCTTTTAAGTTTGTTTACATCTTTTCTTGAATGTATACAAAGTTGCTAGTTTTGTTTATCTGTTAATGGTTTGTCTAGGGAGGAGAGAGTGGTATAAATATCATCTACAGTTTGACTACAGCAGCCTGATTTAGTTTTATAATGGCCCAGATATTCCCTCACCCTCTTCCTATCTTCTGCTAGGGCTTGTTGGATTGAGGCGGAGAGGAATGCGAGCATTTGTTCTCCTGTATCTTCCCAATCTTTTGTATCCTTATTCAGAGTAAGTGTTTCTTGATACCAAGGACACCCAGTTGTTGAGTAGTCGCACGCTTCTCTTAAGCACGCCTTGCATATTTTTTGTTTAAGAAACTTCTCTCTAAACTCCTCTAATCTTTTTTCTGTGTTGGTCATATATCTTTATTATCTGTTAAAAGACTTCTAGTGCTGACTTTCGTATTACTTCAAACTGCTCTTCTGTGATGAACACTTCTAGTATATTCTTTTCGATTTCTCTACGAGGGTAATCAGAATTATCTATTCTTGAACTTCCAAATCGTGAGCGGTCTTTATAGTCAGCCATTTCAGCCTCGTATTGGTCGTTGTTTACAAATCTTTTTATGTTTAATTTAATCATATATCTTTATTTATCTGTTAATGGTTTGTCTAGGGAGGAGAGGATATAATATTCTCTTTTGGAATTACAATTACTCTGCGAAACTCATCATCAACCAAATCGCCAGCTAATACTATTTTGGTTTTGTCCTCTCTAATAACAAACCCTACACTGGAAATAACAGCAACTTCAAACTCCTCATCTTTGTCACATTGAGTGATGAACATATTACTATCCCTCCAAGTTATTATTCTTGATTTCATCTTATTCTTTAGGTAGGGAGGATCTGCCTCCTTTCTTTCCATTTTCACGACTAGATTTTGCTTTTTTTGTGGTTTTAATTGAACCCATTGATACTGCTTTTCTATTTTTTTTACTGCAAATGTGCTTTACCCATTGATGATTTGGATAATGGCTATCGTGTGTGAAGTCAAATTCCAATTCCCCACTAGCACCATTACCAGCTTTAACTATTAAAGTTCCCTTAGTGCCGTCCTTATCGCATTTTTGGCAAGCGTGTGGTCCATAATAAACTAACTTCTCGTCTGTTTCTTTCATAATTTTTAGGGTTTTTTAATAATAATGTTTTCCCTTAGTGTATTATATGCTAGCGTTAGGTTTATTGCAAGTTATATATCTTTAGGGTTAGTGTCTAGGGAGGAGAGGAGTGCTCCTAGTACAACATTTATTTCCAAGGCTGAATCGCACTCCACGCAATCGGTCTTTTGAAACTTCGGCAATCCGTGTTCAGGACATTCCCAATGGCTTTCTTCTATAATTTTTCCTACCCTCTCCCTATCTTCTGCTAGGGCTTGTGCGATTTTGGAGGCAATAAACTCTTTCATTTCAGTAACTACCCAAAGACCTACTCCATAATGAAAATCGACGTCTTCAGTTCTTTTTATTTTAATCCATTCATCAAACTCCGCTAAGATTTTATCTGTGTCGTTCATATATGTTTATTATTTTAATAATCCTCCAATAATTAGTCCTAAAACTGTACCTATAAAGAATATACCTAACAACATCGCCACATCTATTTGAAATTCTTTATGTAATATGTTTTTGAGTTGTTCTTTCATATCTCTTTTAATTTGTCTTGGGAGGAGATGGCTTTCTTAAAAACATCTACTCTCATACTAACAGCGTGTCCTGTTTTTCTTTTACATTCAATAATATCTGTGTCATTCCATCTGCCACAATAACCTAAAACACTTACTATCTTTTTCAACATCTCCTGTTCTACTTCTTCAAAGTAGTCCAGTTTATCTTTTAAGTCCTGCCAGTCTTTACAATTTTCTAAGGGATGACCGTGCTTATCTGTGAAGGAGTAAGTCTCTAACTTGTCTATAAGATTGAGTAGTTCTTCTTTCATATATTTTTATTTATTAATGGTTTGTCTAGGGAAAAGAGGAGGTCGGACAAAACCCTATCTTTTGCCACCCACACTATTTGAGTTATGACCTTATCATCAAGTCCTTCAGTGGCTTGATTATTTCTTAATTCTCTTTGAACTCTTATAAAGTAATCTGGGTTAGCAACCAGTCCTTTCATTCCCCCTATCTCCTCCCTCACCCTATCTCTTTCTTCTGCTAGGGCTTGGTTGATTTTGGTGGTGATGAAGGCTTCTATTTTTTCTAATTCAAACTTTTTAATTGCTCCATTCGTCATTAAATAGCGTAATCCTAGAGAGCTTTCGTCCTTAAGAAATATATCTCTAAACTCCGCTAAGATTTTTTCTGTGTTGGTCATGTTATTAGGATTAAAAACCATACCATTGTTCATGGATTTTAAGTTTTCGTCTATACCAGCTTTTCCTTGGTCTATGTGGGATTGCTCACGACCTACAGCTTCGTCAAATGCTTTTCTTAGTCCACTGTTTTCTCCTTCAAATATTTCTGATGGTTTCATTACTTTAATATGTTACTGATATCTTCTAATCCGACCACTTCTCTTTTTATATCTCCGTCAGAGATAATGAATTTTACTTTCTCTATCTCCTCTTGCTTTGATTTTAGGAGGGAGTCTATTTTCTTTATCCACCAGTCAGCCATATTTCCTACGCCAATATACTTTTCACTGCCATCATTGTTTGACCAGATAATACTATCGGCAAAGTTTTGAAACTCCTCTCTTAATTCTTTTTCTGTGTTAGTCATATATTTAATTATTAGTTAGTCGTGGTATGTCGGTTTAGATTACACCTTCTTAAATACCCAAAAGTAAGTGTGTATCTTTCGTAAGTGCCTTTGGGTAGTGTTAGGGTTAGTAATTTTGTTTGGTTTTACGAGTATTGCCAAATCTTTTGCGTAAAATCCCTGCAGTGTAGCGAGATGATATGCGTGAACGTGCGTCATTGTTGTTGAACTGTCTGTGTAGTCTTGGCATTTGAATATCAAAATGCCTTTCTTTCCTAACACCCTGTGGGCTTCTTTGATTATTGCTTCGTACGCAACGTACAGCTCATCAAAATCTTTATATATAGTGTGTGTTTTGCTCGAATAATAATCTTTTGTCTTTCCGTGTATAC